AAAAAACTTCCAAGCTACGTATAGGCTTTAAACTCGCCCCACGTCCTTTGTTTTGAAGCAGATTATACCATCTCATGTATATATTCTGAGTTTTCGCTTTGGTTTGCAAATGCAAATGAGGTTGATAATCTAGAAGATTTGGGGGTTATTGGTGATGTATTGCGTGGCTGCTCTTTGATGTTAGACCAAAGGCTTATAGAGGCTGGGGTCGAAATAGAGTCTGCCGCAGAGTTAATAAAAGATTGACATAATATTAAGGAGACAGCATGAGCATCAAAGTGAGTAATGATGTAAAAACTCAGAATATATACATGAGATGGTATAATCTGCTTCAAAACAAAGGACGTGGGGCGAGTTTAAAGCCTATACGTAGCTTGGAAGTTTTTTCGTTAGAGGAAATACACGAATTAATTTGGTTGCTTCATGAGAGATTGAAAAGCGTAGATAGGGGTAATGATGCAAAAAATAATTGATTACATGGTGGTTTGGGCTTCCACTTTAGATGACCTTGCCGCTCAAGTTAAAAGCAATTTTCCAGAATGGCAGCCGTTTGGCGGAATGCATAGCGAAATGTTTTTTGAAAACAATGAAAGACAGTGCAAGTTACTACAGCCGATGGTGAAATATGAAAAAACTAACTAAAGAGCAGCGTGACCATATTTTAAATCTTATGGAAAATAAATCTATAGGTTTGACTTTGTCTGCTGAAAGAGGGCGTGAGGGCGCTTATATTCGCTATGATGATATAGAGTTGCTGTTGGATAAATGCACTGAAAAAGAGTTTCCTAAGTTTGAAACAAAAACTGAGCATGATGGTTTTATAGAGATAACCCAATTACAACGAGCTGATTTAATCGATGTGTGTGTTAATTATAAAGGCGTAAGTGGCGCTATTGTTTGTAGCGCATTAAGATTTGATCAGTTCAAACAATTCACAGAAGGCTGTAACAAAATCGTAGAATGGATAGATGAACAGGAGGAATAATTATGCCACCACCAAATCACGGTAATACACCTTATGCATTATTGGTAAATTTCCATAGAAATGAGTCTCCATCCCCTAGCTCATTGCCGGCGGCTTCTGAATGGGTGGAGGTTCCAAATCCGAATTCAAAAACATTATGGGAAAAGTTCTTGGAAAATTGTAAATGCGAGTGCGCTGGGGATAGAAGCAGCGAAACACCCAAATGCGTAATTAGTTAAGGAATAAAAATGAGTATAAATTTAAACGCATTTGCCACAGAGGCAAAGCGAACACATAGGGTTTTGAATGCATATTGCGATTTATATAATGTTATTGGTATTCTTCAGGGCTATGCTTGTGTTCTGGGGGCAATAGACCGTCCGTATCTAGAGTTGATGATGGACGGATTGAAAGAATGCTCTCAAATTCTTGAACAAGTAGGTGCAACATTTAGGGCGGAATATGACAATTGCAATTAATTGGATTACTGCTAAACGAAAAATATCTGAGCTTAAAGATTATGATCGCAACCCTCGCAAGCTTGGCAAAGAAGAATTTAAAAAACTAGTGGAGAGTCTTAAAGAAGATGGGTACCATAATAGGATTGCTATTAATCTTGATAATGTCATTTTGGGTGGCCATCAGCGAAAGAAAGCTTTACTTGCTGCTGGATGGAAGCCAGATGACGAAATTGAGGTTCTCGTGCCTGATAAACTATTGGTTGGCGATGAGTTTGATCGTATTAACATCCGTGATAATCTGCCTTACGGTTCATTTGACTTTGATATCTTAGCAAATAATTTTGACGCTACTCAGCTGATAGAGTGGGGCATGCCAGCTGAATGGTTGCCTGTAAATAGCGAGTCTGAAGAAGAAGGTATTGATAATCAAGAAGTTAAAAGCGTATTTAATGTTACGGTTGAATGCGAGGACGAATCAGATCAAGAAGCTGTGTTTAAACTCATGCAATCCAAAGGCTATAAGTGCAAGGTATCTAGCATATGACAGATGTAAATATCCAATTAACTTGCGAATTCAAAGAAAGCTTTCGTAATAGTAAAGTAATAGGCATGTTTGATTTGCCAGCAAAGCAGAAAATAACTAGAAACATTATCGCGCACTTGCCAATTGATAGTTTTGACTGGCAAATAGGATTAATTATAGGCGCTTCTGGCTCTGGCAAAACTACACTTGCTAAACATTTATTTGGAGATGCTTTTCATAAAGGCTTTACCTGGTCGCCCGAAAATAGCTTGTTAGATGATTTTGACTCAGAACTAGGAGTCAAAGAAATAGTAAATGCTTTATCGCACGTTGGCTTAAGCTCTCCTCCTAGCTGGCTTTTGTCATACGATAAATTATCTAATGGGCAGCAATTTAGAGCAGAGCTTGCTAGATTGTTAGTTGATAAAAAATCTTTAGTTGTATTTGATGAGTTTACTAGTGTTGTAGATAGAAGTGTTGCAAAAATAGGGTGCGCCGCAGTTAGCAAAGCCATTAGACAAACGGACAAACAGTTCGTTGCAGTTTCTTGTCACGATGACATAACAGAATGGTTGGCACCAGATTGGATCTATGATATGACTAAATCTGAATTTAAACGGGTGTTTCTTAGGCGGCCAGATATCAAACTTGACGTATTCAAAATCCCTAGAAAATATTGGTACATTTTTAAGCACTATCACTATTTAGGAGAAGACATAAGCGATGCTGCACAATGTTATATGGCTTTGTTTGAGAGGAAGCCCGTAGCCTTTTGCTCTTTTATACATTTTCCGCACCCAAGAGCTAAAAATATTAAGCGTGAACATCGAACAGTAGTTTTGCCAGATTTTCAGGGCGTGGGCATTGGGGTTAAGTTTAGTGAATATGTGGCGCAGCTATGCATAGATGATGGCTATAGATTTATATCGACTACTTCTAACCCTGCTTTGATTCATGCTAGAGCGAAGTCAAGGCTTTGGAAGATGACAAAAGAGCCTGGATTTGTAAGCGCACCTGGTAAAAAGGCTGCAATTAAAAATGTCTCTCAATCAAGATTGACTGCATCATTTGAATATTACGGGTAAAAAGGAGTGTAAATTGAAAGCATATGTAGTAACCACTGGCAGCTATAGCGATTATACTATCGACTCTATATTCTCTACTAAAGAAAAAGCAGAAGCATATAAAGACTTGTATTCGCGTTCTGACGAATACGATGCTTCGGATGTTAACGATATAGAAGAGTATGAGATAGACGACCCGGAAAAATGTTGGGCACTAAAAAGTCAAAAAATATCCCATTATCGTATAAAATTAAATCTTGATTTTACCATTGTATCACTTAAAAAATTTACTGTAATACAAAAACAAAATAACATCCCTAGAATTAGAGAGACTCGCAAAAGAAAAGAATTTGAAATCCAGTGTTATGCAGAGAACATTAACAAAGCAGTTAAAATTGCGGCTGACATATTAACTCAATACTTAATAGAAACGCCTGGTTACAAAATCAAAGAATCCCATGAAGTATAAAACCATAGAAGACATCTATTCTAAAATACCACACATTCATTGCAAGCAGAAATGCCAGCAAGCTTGTGGCCCTATCATGATGTCGGATTTTGAACAAAGGGCTATAAATGCTATTTATGGTGAAACTGACCTTAGCTTAGAGTCAGCAATGGAGCGTAAATGCTTAACGTGTCCAAAGCTTGTTAAAGATAAATGTAGTATCTATGAGCATAGACCATTGGTGTGTCGATTATTTGGCGTAGTTAAAGAAATGAGATGCCCATGGGGGTGTAGCCCAAAGAGATGGCTAAAACGAGAAGAAGTGCGAGAATTAATTAAAGCAGCGGAGAGTTTATGAAACTAGAAGAAATAAGCAAAAAATCTATAAAACTTAGAGATTATATTTTTGATGTAATTGAAAAGTTCGGCAAAGAGAATGACATCCCAGAACATTTGCAGCTTGCAACCATCGTGGCCATGGGGAAAATGATAGAGCGTCAGATAGAAAAAAAGGCGAATGAAAAATGAATGAGCTAAAGCCATGCCCATACTGCGGCGATAAATGCGTAATGACTTTTGAAAAAGGTGAATTTAAACTTCGATGCTATAGCTGTCATGCAAAAATGGAATGGTTCACTAATGAAGATGAAGCTATCGAAGCATGGAACAAAAGAGATTGCAATTGCGATGAGCTTTCATATTTTGAAGGTGGCGTTGAATTAGCCTCTTCCGTTATTGAAAGATATCAGCGCACAATAGAGCAGGCGATTGGCAAAGAAAGCGCAGCATATGCGCTACTTAAAGGTTTGTTAGATGAAATTGAAACAAAATTAAATCATGCGATAAATCCATGATTGACGATGATGTTGAAGAAATAATTACAGAGCTGCAAAGCTCTAAAGAGCAAACTAAAGAAGAGGTGCGAGCGGAGGCTTTTGGATTAGGGCAAGCATTTGGCTATGAAGATGCGATCGCATTTCTGGAGGATGAGCTTGTTTCGTTACGTGAACAAACAATAGAGGGCGGCATCAATAAAGATTTTCTAAAGGGAGTAGATTACGCAATTCAAATGCTGTTTGAAAATCTAAGAGGTGAGTTATGAATAAATTAGCACACTGCCCATTTTGCGGTTATAGCGCCCATAGAGAAAGTGTCCGTGATTGGCTTTTATGGGGTAGGAAATATTGGTATATAGAGTGTAATTATTGTTTTGCCACCACTAATTTTTGCAAAACTTTAACAGAAGCCGAGGCGGCATGGAATGAGCGCACGTGAATAAAGAATTAAAACCTTGTCCGTTTTGCGGCAAAAAAGTAGCAAAATATATAGAAGATACTTTGCCCAATGGGCATCCTGTTTGTTATGTGGAATGCCAATATTGTCTGGCTAGAAGTCAACCATTTGTTGTAAATTATACACCTGACATGGTTAAGCGAGAATGGAACAAACGAGTATGAAATTCCCAGAAAAATATAGAACCCTTCATGGGCTAGATGGTGGCATGTATAGCATTCCCTTTGAAGGACGAGAGCTAAAAATAATTGCATCAAGCGGTTTAGAATGGGAACATGTTTCAGTATCGCTTAAAAATAGATGCCCTAATTGGCGTGAGATGTGCTTTGTAAAAGATTACTTTTGGGATCCAGATGAAGTCGTTATGCAGCTTCACCCAGCTAAAAGTGAGTACGTGAACATGCACCCCTATTGTCTGCATCTATGGAAGCCAATTGACTTAGATATTCCTACCCCTCCATCAATACTCGTAGGATTTAAATAAAATGCCTTATTACAACAACACGCTAGATAAGATAACCGAAGGATTGATAAAGGTGCTCGTAATGCAACCAAGGCTTTCAGGCTATTGTGTAGAATCCATCGAGCTTTTTGATTGCGGTCATCAGTTAGGAATCGCTTTAATTGACCCAAAAACCAACACACGAACTAGTATTCGATTTGAAATAAATCCCTGCACTCCAATATAAAAATGTTTGACAAATGTTATTAACATTGTTATTATAATAATACATGAGACATAACAAGAGGCATAAACATGAGTCAAGCAGCACAAATTCTACATTTAGTAAGTAATATCGAATTACCAGAGCATACCTTGGTTGCTAATAGCGCAGCAGTAACGCTTATCAATGAAATTGATTTGTTAAAGAAGCAAGAAAAAGCTCTTAAAAAAGCGATAGAAGAAAAGATAGCCAAGGCTAAAGCATTGATGGGCAAAGCTGAGACTTTGATAACCAAAGACGGTATAGAGCTAGCTACATGGAAATATAACAAAGATTCTGAAAGAGTTGATAGCAAGCGTTTAATGAATGAATACCCGTCGGTTTATAACCAGGTTGTTGAGTTGGTGTCGGGTAGTCGCGTGTTTTTGATTAAGTAGGGGAAAGCAATGGGCTTAGATATTATGGTTGGTAGGGAAGAGATATATAGACGATCATATATCAGTTTTGGATATTTTAGAGATGCAATTGCCAATGCTGCTGGCTATCCATTATATAGTCAATGGAGAATAAAGAGTGTACTGAGAGATCCAGAGGCCGAAAAACTTTGGCCTTTAGTAAAACAAGAATTGAAGGGGTCTCCATTGCGCATATTCCTATTACATAGTGACTGCGATGGCTATTTAGGAGTAAACACGCTTAAAAAAATGACACCAATTTTGGAATCTCTAATAGATAAAATAGAAGAAAAATATAAAGAAGAGTTGAAAGATTTATTAACCGGCATAAACAAAGCTATTTCTTTAAATAAAAAATTGGAGTTTTGTTAAATGAGTCATGTAGCAAATGATAAGATTATAGATAATATTTCAGATCAAGAAACGACGATTTTAGAAGATATAGATCACCTTCAATATCTTCTAGAAGTCGCCAAAGTATGGTGCAATAACAGCATCACGCTTAAAGAAGCCTACAGACAAATAGATGAACTAAAAATAAAGTTTGCAATAGTAGAGAATTAATAAGATGATAATAATCGCAACAGTAATATTAATATATGTAGGAATGACGTGCGGCAAAGGCTGGCTAATATGGTGCTTGCTGGGTGGCATGTTAGGAGCCGCTCTTGATAACAGCTAAGGTTAATATGAGAAAACAGGTTTATTCGATGGCTCTCGATCAACAATTAGTCGAAGCCGTAGACGGGGCAGTACATTATTTTAAATACAAATCAAGAAGCGCATTTATTAATGCCGCTATTGAAAATTTATTGCAAGAATTACACGAAACTTTATTAAAGGAGCAAAGTAAAATTGAAAATCAGTGAAGCAATAGCAGGGTTAGCTAATACTCTACGTGACAAAGGCGATATAGATGTATGGTTTTGCATAAGAGATACAAATGCAGCTACCAATCAATTAAAATCATTGCCGTTAATTAGCGGTGGATGGGTAAATAATAACGAAGGTTTCCCAGTGGCTTTTTTATCTCCTGAAAATTTAGAAGGTGTAGTAAATAATGATAAACAAGAGTGATTCCATTGCTAAACTTGCTCTGGCGCTCTCCCGTCTTCAGGGTGAGGTAAAAGATGTTGTAAAAGATACAGAAGCCTATAACTACAAATACGCAAAATTAGAGGGAGTGTTAGAAATAGCTCGTCCTCTATGTTTGAAGTATGAGTTCGCAGTAACGCAGCTATGCACTACTGCACATGAATTAAATATAGGCGTTACTACGATTCTAATGCATTCATCAGGTGAGTGGGTTGAGTCTACTTTAACAATGCCAATATCATCAGTTAAAAGCGCCAATCAAGCTCAAGGAGCTGGCTCTATAATAACGTATGCTAGACGCTATGCATTAGCAGCCATTCTAGGAATCACTCAAATAGATGACGACGCTTCTAACGCTCAAATACATGAAGTATTAGCTAAAAAACCTGCGCCCGTGACTTTAGATCCAGAACAACGCTATCTAACATTAAAACAATTAATTGAAGATAAAAGACTACACGATAAAATACCTGCATGGTGTGAACACTTCAAAGTAGAGCAGTTAATAGATTTATCTGACGCACAAATGCAATTACTTGCTAGCAAAATAAAGGAAATAAAATAATGACTGATAAATTGCTAACGCCTGGCAAAGGCAAGTTTTTAATTAAACGAGTAAAAACACACGATAACGATGGCTGCGTTTTAGAAACTAGAAAAGGCGATCGAAAAGTCATGATTGTAATAGATGCAACAGACGCTAAAGGCCATAAAAGCACTGTGTTTGAACATCTAACCATGAATGTAGCCTGGAAAGTAGAGCAAATCTGCAAAGCCTGTAACATGGGACATGTATTTAAATCTGACGCTGTATGTTTAGATAACCTAGACGAACTCGAAGGCTCAGTCGGAGATTGCATCATCGGTATATCCGAAGCTAATGGACAATGGCCAGAGAAAACAGTCATTACTAAATATGTAGTGCCAAAAGCACCAAAAGCCACCGATACAACCGTTAGTGATTTTTTTGAAGAGATAGAAGATCAGATCCCATTTTGAGATAAAACTAACTAATATGGAAGTTTAAAGCATGACGCAGGAAGAAATAGCTTATTTTAGGGCGAATGTTCGTCGAGCACTAGATCACATTTTTGCCGGGCAAAGTATTACAACAGCTACGGAATACTTTGCTATATGGCAAGAAATTAAACGTGTGCTAGAAGAAGAATTTCATGTATTAGTTAACCATGAATGCAACGTGGAAGTTAAAAAAATTCGCGGTGAATAGCTAAGGCTCTTTGCTATCTGGGGTCAAATCAATGATTCCAGGTGGCAAGCCTAGCTGCTGCTCTATAACGCTTTCTGCAATCTCTTCTATATGGCTATCGTCTTTCTTGGTTGCAAATATAGATATCATTCCAATGATAACCGCTATAGCTACGATAACTACCACCTCAACAAAACCATTATTATTAGATTTCATATCAGATCCCCTGTTAGCTACTTAAAGTATAGAGCTAATTCAAGAATTATCTACCCAGGTTTTTATAGTGTCGCATGTCTCGCAATAAAATAACCAGTAATTTGGAGGGTTTCTAGTTGTTATATATTGAGGTGCAGGAGGGCTTAAGCATTTACACAAATCGTTATTCTGCGTTATGCTCGCCATATCTGTCGTATCTATTAATGAATCTTTTAATATCTTTTTCATTGTTACGAGTATTATATATCTTTGCCCAGTATCGAGCCAGACCTTCAATATCGTCTGCTCCTGGAAGTGGCGCTGGGTTATACCAGTATTTTAGTCTGGCTAAAATGCATGCTAAGGCCATATTATTAATCAATTGATGTGGATCACTAGGCAGCGTAGCCATTCCTAAATATTTTAAAACACGCAGCATTAAATCTCTATCAGTTGAAAGTCTATGAATTAACCAGGTAAACGTAGGAGGCTCTATTTGCCATGGTGACAATGCCGGCCCTTCAATTTGAGCTAAATATTTAAATTCGCTTTCAACTAAACCTGTGCCAATTATTAAATTTTCAGATGCGCGTGACCATATCCGACAATATTTAAATGCTGGGCGAACTAAATATAGTCGCACATCCATGATACTAAGCATTTTAAAATCCTTTTAAAACTAACGATTTAAAATTACTTGCCTCGAAGCTTGCCGTTAGTTCTAAAATACCATTGTGCGTCAGTCTCTGTTTCTCCACGCTCGTTTACGCGCTTTTGAAATGGAGTTTTAGTGCATGGAGCTTTAGTTTTGGATGTCATTTCTTTTTCCCCTTAGATTGACTCTTTTTTTTAGTTTTATTGTATTCTGCATAAGCAATAGCCACAGCTTGCTTTGGTGGCTTCTTTCCCATTTTAACTTCTGTCTCTATGTTTTGTTTAAAACCTTTGCTCCCAGGCTTTGCATTTTTAATCAAAGGCATTTAACACTCTCCTTTCTTTTTGCTATCTTTCTTGGGCTTTTTAGTTTCTTTGCGTTTGCTCATACCTTTTGCCATGATATCTCCTATTTAACTACAATTTTATTAATTAATTGCTCTTTTAATGCAATATCCTCTACAGCTACTGGCTGCGCTATTTTCAATAAAAACTTAATAGCTTCTTGCTGCGGATTGGCTGAAAATTTTTGCCCATCATAATCGCTGCCCATTTCAATATCTTCATCAGATTCTACCCATATATCCCGATGAGAGACCACATCCATTGGATCAGAATACTTAGCAGCAACTCTTCCTGATCTAATTAAATAATACATGCTTACCCCTTATGAGAATTCATGAATAATAATAATACCAGCACCACCTGTGCCGCCGTTTGCGCTAGAGGCCGATCCTAGCCCAGCAGCTCCTCCGCCCCCTCCACCAATTGTACCGCTAACGCCAGCCTGCACTGTAGAGGTTGTTACATAAGCATCAGTTCCGCCACCTGAAAAATGAGAGTTACCACCCCATCCGCTTTGAGCTATATTTCCTGAAACATTTGAACATATCCCAAAGCCACCTGAGCCACCATCGGTTATGATTGTGCCACCTGTTGCACCATTACCTTCACCCCCAAAACCGCCAATACTACCAGCTGTTAAAACTCCACCAGCTCCACCACCAGCGCCGCCTATTGCTGTCATGGTATATGTACCATCAGCGTATGAAGTTGTACCACCAGCGGAACCTGCTGCGTTGCCAGTACCGCCTGCGCCACCAGCAGGCACTGTATATGTTGCAGAATAACCTCCGGTCACGCCAGTTATATAACGCATACAATATCCGCCAGCGCCGCCACCGCCGCCTGCCGCAAAATTGCTTACGCCAGGTGATACTCCGCCACCGCCGCCGCCAGCGCCCATAAGCTCAACAATAATTGAAGTTGTGCCAGTGGTTGGGGTATACGTTGCTCCAGTACCACTTGTTAGAAATTGCACGCCAATCAAATTGCCTTTAGTTGTAAGAGCCAAAGTTCCAGACCCAGTTACAGGCGAGCCAGATACCGATCCAGCCGCAGATGGGCTTATGCTTAATCCAACGCTAGTAACAGTGCCGCTACCAGGAGCTATGGCTACTGCGCTTTGTAATTGCCATGATGGGCCAGCAGAGTCATATATAACAGTGACTATTTGCCCTGCTTCTATGTCGCCAGTAGACAATGCTTGATCGTGAAATTTCAATATCGCAACTGCGCCTAAGCTGTTTACGTTAAGAGTAGCGCCAGTGGTGTTGGCAGTGTTGGCTTTGAATCTAACCTCCATACCATCTGTATAAGCAGCTGGGGCTGGCGATAAAGTAATTGCGTAAGCATCTGTAACTTGGGCGTCAACTCCATAAATAGGAGAGCCGTCTTGAAGCACAACATATGGATTGTCTGACGCTTGAGCTAGCTGAGATTGCATTTGAAATTTAGGGCCGGTGCTATTATAGACAACGGTAAATATTTGATTAGCTTCAATGTCGCCTGTAGCTAAAGCTTGATCATTAAGCTTATTAATAGCAATTGCACCAAGACCATTGACGTTTAATGTAGCAGCCCCAGTATTTGCAACGTCGGCCTTAATATTAAATGTCATACCGTCAACATAGCCAGTAGGAGCCGGACTAAGTGTTATTGCATATGTATCTGTTCCGCCGCTAGATGCCCCATATATTGGCGAGCCATCCTGCAAAACCACATCATCAGGAATCACACCACTAGCTGGAATAGCTGAATTATTAGGGCTTAAAATAGATAAATAAGCAGAGCTAAAGCTGTTGGTTAATGATCCAGAATCAACTGTAACAGTTATATTAATTAAAGAGCCTGACAGAGACGCCTCAGAAATAGTGGCATACATAGTGCTAGTGTCATATAACTTTAAACGTCTATTTGCAACAAAATTAGCAACCACCGAAGTGGTGGCAGAATTCGTACCAATGTTCATTTCAAACTTATTGCCAGCAATGCGTGTGCAAGTATAACCCCAGTTAAACCACTGCGCGTCTTGCATTTGAATACGTAAGGCAGCCATCATTTGTCTAGCGCAATCATTAACTGTGCTTGGAGCTTGACCTTCAGGCCAATATATAGGTGGTGAGCCACGTGTTCCATTTTGCGCTGGAACTATTGACCACACAGAAATTTCTGACATTTGACACGCCTCCGTGCATTGTTAATACAAAATCAATAAAAACTATTCGCTGTAATTATCAAAAGCTTTTTTGCCACCTAATGCAGTAGCGCCAAGTATTGAACCCCATTTAGCAGTTTTATTAATTAAATCTCTATAAACCGCATCTGGAACAATTTTCTTTAAGGTAGCTCGTCCAGTTTTAGATTTAACTATATCTTTTACAAAATCTTCATCAGTAAGTAATTTTGCATCATACCTTCTTAAAAGACTGCTATATTTTGGACCAACTACATTGTTAGCCCAAAACTCATTAGCATCTACATATTTTGCAACAGCTGCCTTTCCACCTGCTTTTTCAAGCTGGCTTTTAATGCTGTCTTCTATCTGCTTTCTAATAGCCAAGCCACTTTTATATATTAAATTACCTTCACTAGTTTTTGAGCCAGGAGGTAATTTTTTATAATTGTTAGTCCAATTCCATAAATCAGATGATAATTTTTTAGCATTATCTAATGTTGGGCTGCCAAGATATCTATTAAAAGCTTCCGCGTAATCTTCGTTTGCTGCAAATTTTCGCAAAGATTTTAAATTTTGTTTTCCTAAATTAATAGGATTTACAGTTCCTAGGCCTTTATCAATTGCTGGCTTAAATGCTTGCGTATATTTATCAGAGCCTTTTTGAGTTACAGCAGTAACAGCGCGTCTAGCCTCTTGAGCAATTCGTGGGTATGCTAATCTAGCTGGATCTGTAATAGCCCTTACTACAGGTCCCGCATGCTTGCCAACTCCTCTAGCCAAAGCCCCCAAGCCACTACCAGCCAATCCAACTAATGGGGCTGCAACTGCGCCACCTATAGCAGGCATAGCCACATCACCGAAGGTCTTATCACGCCCCTCAACCTTCTGAGCCAAGCCAAAACCTGCACCACCTAAACCACCCCCAATCATAGGGTTACCAGTAAGAGCAGCGCCTCCAACATAAAATGGTAAAGATGCCATAAAGTTACCAACGCTCTCGCCTCTTCGCGTAGCATCAGGAGCTATAAGCTCTGCTTCTTTGGCGGCAGCTCTAGCATTTTCAACATGAGGCCCAAAACCAAATGTATTTGCAAAAGCACGGTTAGCTCCAGATATTCCAGTTTTAGCGTAAACGTCAGCCATTTGATTTTTAAATGCTTCTGGATCTCCAGCTATATTCCAGCTTTTAGGACGACGACGCATTAGTTCGTTTAAAGCTTCAGTTTTAGACAATTCTAAAGGCGCTTCTACTACGCTATCTGTTGAAACACCGCGTCTTTGTAATTCTGCTAAGGCTGCTTCTCGATCCATTTATTTGCCTCGGTTAACAATTGCCCATAATTCTTCATCTGTATATTCTTTAGCATTTTTATTTTTTGTAATAGATGCTTTTGGTTTTGATTTTCTTTCAACTGGCCTTACTGGCTTTACCACACTAGATGCATAACTGCGCTTGCTCTCTAAGTCTTCAATTATGCCGTCAATGCGCTCGTTATATTGCTCTTGGGTCTCACCAGGGGCCTTAGATAAAACATCAACCGCTGCCTTGATAGAAGAATCAGTAATATTAGTTTGTTTAGCTGATAGATAATCTTTAGCGATATCTTTAATTGCTTTTCTAGCTACACCTGTTTTTGTTGGATTAGTAAGCGATGATAAAAGACTGCCACCAGGGATTGGCTTAATATCTGGTTGATCAAGTTCTTTTAATCTCTCTAATGCCGGAATAGCTGCGTCAATAGAGCGCAACTGCTCTTGAGTGTTGGTGATGGTAGATGTAGTAGGAACTAATGTTGGATCTTGTTCGGTTGCAACTCGCGCAGCAGCTTCCGGCCCACCTAAACCATAAGCTAAAAGCAATCTTTGTTTTTGCTCGGAAGATAATTTACTAGATAATGATGATCCTTCACCACCACTGTCGCCATCGCCAAGCAATGAAGAAACTAGACGATTTTGTAATTGTTTAAGCTTAGCTTTTTCTCTCCAATCGCCAGCTTCAGCTCTTTTCAAACCAAACTCTTCCATATTTTTAAGACCAGTGCCAAAGCCTTCAGAAAAAGATGATGACCCTAATAAACCAGATGCCAAGCCAGCAGCCTCTGGCGAAGATAAAAAAGCCATTACCTTATCTTTAGTAAATTCTTCACCTAACGAATTTAATAAACCAGCTCCGCTTTCTTGAAAACTATTTAACAATCCAGCCATTTATGCATCCTCGCTTATAAGCTTCTTCACTTGCGCTACGCCGTCCTTAATCTTTTTTCTAACATGACTACAAAAGCTACAACCAGTTTTTCTATATACAACTGGCGCTATGGGTTCTTTAGCAAGCTTATTAGCAGCCTCAATAGCAGCTTTCTCTCTAATCTTTTTAACTTGATCGACTCTATTCAATTAAAGTCCACTTCTGTTCATGCCGTCCATACCGTACATGCTGCTCATATCGCCCATAGGAGATGGTTGCATCATACCGCCAGCTTGACCTCCCATGCCGCCTTGACTCATAAGCTGTTTTAATAACTGCTGAATTAAGTTCTGACGCAAATTACTATTAGTATTCATCTGTGGTGCAGTTTGACCAAATCCAAAACCTTGCAAATCTTCTGGCAAATTAGGAAGACCAGGAGGTACGCCAGCAAAATCTGTTGGATATGGATTCTCTGGACTCTGAGACATAGTTGACGGGAATCCTTGCATTTCTTGCATTCCCTGCCCTGGCATACCGCTTAAATATTCCGAGCCAGGAATCATTCTTGTAAATGGATTAGCTTGCATTTGCTGATATTGTGCAAAAGGATTTTCCTGCATAGCGCCACCACCGAATATCGAATCTAACATTCCCATAATTTAATCCTTATAAAAATCCGCCACCAGCCGCACCCAAAAGACCACCAATAATTGCAGCCTCTGGACCAAAAGTTGCACCTAATTTAGCGCCACCTAAACCACCGCCTAATATTCCAGACAATCTTGATTCAGACTTCCCAAATTTTTTCTCGGTTTCGGTATTGCCATAATTGCCAGTAATAATACCCATATATTGACGCAATCTATCCCATGGCTCCATCTGCGCATATTCATGTCGCATCATAGCTTCGTCAATAGCTTTTTGCTCCATATCACGCTTGGTTTCGCCAACACCAGCTAACTTGGCAATATCTTCATATTCTTGAGGGCCTAATTGCATCAACTTTTCAGCGGCATTTTCTTTAAGTTTAGATAGTTCACGCATTATCAATTCTTGCTCTGCGCCTCTGGCCAAAGAGCTTGCGCCCATGCCAGCACGATTAAATTGACTTTGTAACGACGGTAATAACTCCCCAACTCGTGGGGCAAGCATAGATTGCATGGCCTCAGGGCTGCCACTTAATATGCCCATGTAATAATCTCTAGCGGCTTTGGTTGCTGGGGATCCACTTCTTGCGCGTTGTTCCCCTAAGCTTAAAGCCTCTTGCTCAATAGGGTTAAACCCAGCATAGGTTTGACCGGAATAGAAAGGTCTCATGGTACTATGAAGACCAGAAGCATTGGCAAAACCACCAGTCAAATAGCCCTGTTGAGCTGGCCATGGATCAGTCGTCGTTACGTTTACTTGCGGAGAGCTTTTCTTCTTGCCCATGATAATCCTTTAGTTTGCAATTACACTAGTTTACGTCAATACTCATAACAATGTAAGATTTTTTAAAACCCATATTCTCTAAAAGCTTTTCTAAACCAAATCTTCCACCACATTCTATATCTTTCGCCCCAATCTGTCTGGCATATTCCATAAACTCTGGGAATAACGGCTTAACATCTTCAAAATTATCAGCCGATAATAGAAATATATGCAAAGTTCTCTTTTGCGGCTGCTCAACAATTTGAGTGGTCATAGCTCCAAATGCCCTTTTCTTTTTCTCATTATAGAACATCCAAAGAGTTATCTCACCAATCTTCAAAAGATGCCAAACATCTTGAACCGTGTACTCTGGCGTCAAAACTAAAGCTTTTTCAATATATGGCATTGCGTCTGGCCATGCCAAATTAAGATTGTCTTTATCAATTTTAATTAATCTAGCACTCATCCTATTAATACATATGCAAATGTTTTGTCAGTATTAGCATCAGAGGTATGTGTTAAACCCAAGACAGAATTAGCAACATCACGGCTAGACATAAACATAGCCCCATCATGAGCCACGGCTGATGCATTAGCAGTTAGTGGAAAGTAAATAAATACGGTATTTTGCCCTACCATTCCATTTGCAAATTTAACCTCAGTTGAAACTGTTGATGCTGCCAAAGTAAATGTGCCCGTGGAATTTAACTTTCCATTTAAATTATTATTAATGGCATTTTTAGCTTTGAGAGTCCATTCGTCAATGTTTGCACCGTTAAAGACTGGAACTCCATTAAAAGGTATTGTGGTAAATATCGCAGTTTTAGTGGTCATCGTCGCCCCACCACAGTTGACTGGATAACGTCTATACCTTCGGCAATCTGAAATCCATTAGAAATCTTTACATAAGCTCTATGAAATCTTGAGTTTGAGCGTACATTGCCAAAGCCTGACGAGTTGATAGTTGTAGTATTTGAAAAGCTTGCCGTAGATTGCTCGGTATCGCGCCCTGAGATTGCCACAACAATTGTACCTGTTCCTGCTGGATCATTAATAAACGGTCTCAACATCGAAATAGATGTACGATTTGGTGGATTTAGCTGATATTCGCCAGTTTCAAAATACGCATCATAATATAAGCCACTACTAAAAAATGCTAATTCTAAATCTTCTGTTATAAGCCCTAATACTTTTTGCTGGCCAGCCCATACTGGAGAATCTAACGATATATCGTTTGGAGGTGGTACTGGCAACGAATCTATATTGGTAGATACCGCATCTAGGCCATCTAGAGTATAACCTTGGGATAATGGGGAGGCTAAAATATAGTGATTAATATCGGTAGTGCCTGGGTTTGCATCTGTAGTATTGGTTCTAAGAACTGACCATTTAGTTTTAGCATTCGGGCCATAGTTAAAAAATAATATAGTGTCTGAAATGCCAACTGGATCAGCATTTACCGATGGATATGACCAGCAAATAATAAGCTCGTTAGGATAAATACAAGAGCTAATTCTATCTACATAATTTCTATCTAATGCAATAGGGCCATCTTCGGCGAAAAATGCTCTATCAATCTTGCCGTCTCCAATAGGGATACTTTGTCGCCCGTCGAATACAAAAAAGCCATCTTGGGCAATATAAGCAATGTTATCTCCAATAGGCTGAATTCCACCAGGGGCATACGCACCTCTATCTTGCTCTAATAAATCAAATTGCCACACCAATGGGCTACCAATATATGACATGCGGCTTATGCAAAATTCTTGGAAAATAACCCCTTGGTCGCCCCCAACAATGCCCATAATCCAGCCGCCATTATTTACTAAATCTAAAAACCCAGCTTGCGTTGTGGCACTTGTAGCCCAAGAATTATTAACATTATAACCAGACCACTGCACTCGCTGCGGATAATAGCTAGAGCCATCAAGAATGTTTCCAAGCACTACAAAATTATCTACGGTTGCAATATAACGAGCTTGTGGAGGTGATCCACCTAATGCAGAAAAAGCACCGCCGCCTAATGTTTTAACTTGAATTGGATCATTAAAATTAGTAGCTATAACCTCATTACCCCATTGAGTAAAATTCCAACGCTCTTCTGGGGCTGTAGTGTAAACTGCCCCTGACATATCCTGCCATGCAGCACCATCTAATTGATAAATCTTATCTTCAGTGCCCACAAATACGTAAGTAGTACCAACAGCGGAAGGGTCTCGCGCTGTAAACATTCCTTGTGGACGATTATCAATAGGAGTAGTTGTGACGTCAGAAAATTGATTAATAGGAACATAACCAATTTCTTGTGGCAAAACTCCTTCAGCACGCGTTAAGCCATCATTTAGAAGAGGAGGGACGTCAGGCTTGTATTCACCAAATTCTAACATGTTATCCTTTAAAAATTAGTAGCTCTAATTGCCCCGTGTACACTGTTAAAATTAGTAGTAATTTTACGACAAGTTTTTAACGCTTTGTCACGATTTTCTAAACACTTTGCGGCCATTATTGGATCTAAAATCACAGTATCATATAACTGATATTCTGCTTCTTGCTCAATTAACTGTTCAGTTTCTGGATTGTTTGTAAAATCGTTAGAGTCGCTGCCAGCGGATAAGTCAGCATAGTATTTTTCATAGAAAACTTGGATAACGTATGTTTGATCTGGTATAGGATAAAAATAAATGCTCGAATCAAACCAAGCATAATTAAGCGGTAAACCAGGATTATCATTAACATTACGCCTAATAACCAAATCAATTCCGGCCTCATCTAATTCGTAATAAGTTCCACCAATTTCCTGCAAATAAAAACCTGCCGCAGTACTATTGTATTTAATAGTATAAACTTGCCCAGCTGTTAAATCTCCAGCTTGCAATGCAATCGCATTTGGACGCGTAATACTTACAGCACCCAAAGAAGATATATTTATCGTACTAGCCCCAGTGTTGGTTGCAGATGCCTTTATAAAATAACTATCGCCATCAGAATAGCTCGTTACCGCAGGTGATGGCGTTAACGTATAAGTATCAGCTACTCCACCAGTAGTTGTGATTGTGGGCGTTGATTGATTTACCCTCAAATAATCAACGATTCTAATATTGCTTGGTAAACCATCAGCAGTATCATAGCTCCATTGACCGTTGGCTGTTGTAAAGTTGGCACTTGTGGATGAAAACCAAAACGGCATTGAAGCATATTTTCTAATAGCTCTATTTATTTCGCGCTGAATTTGACTGGTCAAGTCAGAGCGGTTTAAGTCGTCAGCAATCTTTGCTTGCATCTGCGCATATGTACTCATTTTGCCTCACAAGTTTTATTTCTTATGTGCGATTTTAAACCTTTAACAGCCTTGAATTCTTTATGGCATTTAGGACAATCTAACGGCGCTGTAGCTGACCCAACATCTTTCAACTCACTCTCAGGCTTAACAATGACTACGGGCGGCGCGTTTTTTGCAGCAGCCTCAGATTCTTTTAATAACTGATACTCTAAATTGCGCCTGGCCTGTAAATATCTATGCCGTGCTTGCAACATTCTGTTGTTTTGCATTTAATCTCGCTTTATATTTTGGAACACGCTTACCATTTAAATCCATAGCATGTATAGAATTGCCCATCAATTCTTCCCACGGCTTAATAGAATTCATATATTGATGCTCTCGCGCCCACTCTAGAGCATACGGACTATCTTGGGTTAGCTCGTAACAAGGCATAGCTTGAGTATAATGAATAAGCTTAGGCATAACCTCTGGAGGCTCCTGATATCCAACTAAAAAGTTAAATTCTCTAGGCAAGTCGCCAATCTCATTCTCAGACGCCCATGCAATAGTATGCAAACCAGTGGCGGTTTCAATATATTCAGGCGTTAGAATCTTGCATTTAGCACAGTTAAAAAGCATAACCGATGCCCATTCGAACCTATGATTTTCATCTTTTGAAACCATAACAGTATATTTGTCATCAGCTTTTGCAAATAATTCTGCAATATCAGCTGTCAATAAAATATCGGCATCTAAAAACAATGCCCAGCCTTCGTAGTTACATAGGTATGGAACTAAAAATCTAGAAAATGTAAAAGGTGTCAACCCAGTACGCTTAATAGGCAACTGCTCAATAACCAGCGGAGTAATAGCCACTGGCTCGGAAGAATGTCTATAAACGCTCTGGGCGAGCACAGACAAGGATACGGGCTGACGTGGATCAGCTCCAATAAAAATACGTAGCATCGATACTCCTAATACTTCGTAGAGCGCGCAACTCCAGACACAGCGTCATGTCTAACTGATTTATTGCACATCTTAGAATTAGTTGTCATATCAACTGGGCCTGCAACTACTGAAGTGCGACCAGCAGGATTGCTCATAGATGATATAGATTTGTAAGATGGAGATGATACACGTCCCTTAGATGCATTTTTCACTTTACGGTCTCCTGTAGAGCTTTCTTAAATTCCAAATAGCCGGGTCTAGGCTCGGCAACTATCCTATATTCTAGCACAATTTTGTTATCTTCATCATGTCTAACCTGCTCACAATGAAACATTCTAACAATAAATCGTTGCATAATCAGCGTCAACCAAAACTGCTCATCTTCCTGAATTAAATGGGCATTTCTACCATCTGGCAAATGTTTTTTTGCTGGGCCATGATGTATAACTAAGAGTATAGAATGCTTAGTGACCCTATACAAATCATCTAACACATCTAACAAGCAGTCAGGCTCTATGTGCTCTAAAACATCAGAGCAAATCACAATATCAGCTGGCTCTGGAGTGTTGGCGTGCTCTGGTACACATGGATCATACTGCTTTATATCAAATGGCAAATTGGCCGCCAGTGTACCTTTACCACAGCCGTAATCTAAAATGTCTGTAGTTTTTAATTGCTCAGAAACGCCTTTTACATAATTGGCCAACTTTACCCCAGATGTTCCATATGCTTTTTTTTCAACATGCATTTGCTCGTTTAACTTTCTATACTCATCGGTAATTAACATCCAAACTCCCCTTTTACATTTTCAATTGCCATTTTAATCACTGCCTCCCAATCACCAACGCTTGGTTGCCAAATATTAGTAATAGAGTTGTACCAAGGCATATCTTGCCCATACACTCCCATTTGCCACAAATGCCGATACGGGCATAATTGATAAGCCCTTAACCCCGCAGCACCTGCTAAATGAATAACTGATTGCGGCACAGAGATAATTAAATCTAACTCGGTAATAAGCCCAAGCGTTAAATTATAATCATCTACCATATTTTTAAAATGGTGAATTTCTTTATGCGTGCTCTCGGTAAATCTATCAATCTCATGGATTACATTGTCATGATATTGTAGCGAGATAAAGTTTGCATCCAAATCAAACAAAGGTAACAACTCGCCCATTGGCAACACTCTAGAATCTTTAGATGATTTATGTGTACCACCTTTCCATGATATGCCAATGTTCAGTTTTCTTTTGGGCAATCTAGCCAAGGTTTCTTGAGCCATCTTGCATGCATATTCTTCGGCAACCAGGTAAGGCTTTCTTGGAAAATCTTCCCATTTTTTTCTATAGAATTTTGAAATAGAGCCAATAGGGATACGAGCATCAATGTCATAATTAGCGCACCAGGCAACTTCATGATCTTTACGTGTCCCATAACAATCTATATTTAAATCCTTAAACCCACGTCTAAACATCTTATAAAGTCTAGGATGCGCATCGTAAATAACTTTTTTACAATCCTTAGCCATGTCAGGCAAAACCGTTGCAAACATCAACTCATCGCCAATGCCCTGTTCACCGTAAACCACTACAGTTTGACCTTTTGTGCCATCCCATATGGGAGTCTCTTTTTTAGTTGGACAATAATTTCTAGCTTTCTTAGCGTTTTTTCTATCGCCAAAATCATAATTTATAAAACCATTCTCATAATCACCAACTTCTAAAAGCACTAAAGATTTATTCCATTTAGCATTTTCATTGTCAGGATTTAATTTTAAAGCCTCATCAAAATGTATTAATGCTGTTTCTGCTGCATGCATGGCAACATGAGCCGAACCTAAGTTGGCAACATAGTCTGATAGCATTTTGTTAGAGTTTGCGCCACAGTCTTGTTGAAATTTAGCACTTTTGCCAATCTCAATAGCACGCTTAAATGCGTTAATTGCCTTGTCAAAATATCCAAGTTTGCGATAACATCCGCCTACATTATTTATACATTCTGAAAAGTCAGGATGTAATAAAATAGCTTTTTCATAAGCCATAATAGCCGCGCCTATGTTTTCTTTTTTAGAATAATAGGAGGCCATTAGGTATAAGTAAAAAAAGTTATTTGGATCTTGATCTAGTAAGAATAAAATCTTAGGGTAAGCTTGCTCAACCTTCCCTTCCACTATCTGATTATGCGCCTCTTGCGCTAAATCCTTTAAATTAACTAATGCCACTATTAATCCCTATCCATATAGTTAATAGATAGTGACAAAATTTTGTAAAACAAGCAAGAGCCAAGAGTCGCGACAACCCACGACTCCAGGTACTGTTTCTACACTTGGCAGATCAGCTAACAGAAAACTCACCCGTGCTTTCGCAGAGGGGTGAGTCATATCTTTAAGCATTACCCTGGAAGGTATAAAACACTGTCATCGCTAAATGAATTGATGATGTAGCCGTTCCAGGTGTTACACCACAATACATTTTCGCATACTGAGTTGCCTGACTGTCAGGGCATGACACAGTAAACGGTAATTGACCCCCAATCGGAGTTACAAAGTAAGTAGTTCCTAATGTAACCTGGGAAGCAAATCGTGACAGAGTTGTAGCCCCTGTTGTAACCTCAATACCGATATCAACTGGCATAGTAGCAGCACCAGATGAACCACGATATTCGATTTCAACAATCTGCGACCCAGTCGGTACTTTCATCATATATACAGTTAATGCATTAGCAGAGGCTGTGATGTCAGCACCAGAGTATGTGTAATTTGTTGACTTGGTTATTAACCCAGTAGGCATGTTAACAATAACCGATGCGCTAGCTGCTGTTGCAGTAGTATTAGTAGTCATTTATTAAATACCTCCATTTGCAAAACCAGTGGTGTAGATAGTGATTACACCAAAGTCTAGCGAGTTAAACACAGTCTTCTTCAGACCCCATATCATACCAGCTGAGACACCTAACTGATTGCCGTAGTCGAAAAGTTCCTCAACCCAACTGACTTTATTTCCGGCATTGTCTTGACCAAATGCTAGAACCGCTGATTGAGCACCACAAAGAATCGCGCGGTAAGCACCGTTAGCGTCTTGAGTAATACGTGGAGTTTCGTGGAAAATAACCCCGTTATACATGCCGAGTGAGCCTGTAAAAATTGGGTTGTTAGTGATACCACCACCCTGTAGCACGGCTTGTTGAATATCAAACCATTGAGCCGCAGTAGTTGAAGTACGCATTGCTGTTACTTGGTATGGATGCAAGAAGCATACAAAGTAATCTGCGCCGTCAATCTTAATTGGGCGTAACGGATAACCAGTACCAGAGCAGCTATTGTCTAGCTTGGCTTGCTCTAGCGCATAGTCAATCAGTTTAAGATTGAATACGTTAGAAGCAGTTGCGCCTGATGACACCAATGATGCAGTGGTCGAGCTGTTAGCTAAAACCACATTAGTTGGTGCAGTTGGCGTTTGTAGACCAGCTTGAGCTGGGGTAGCAGATGTTAAACCTATAAGCTGATTAAATCCGCCTAAGTCAAACACGCCGGCATACCAGTCAGACAATGCTTTTTGCATTTCTTCTCGTACTGAGAAAGGAACGCGTTGTTCACTCATCTTACCTGAGCTTCTAACCGCATTACGTAATTGATTGATAATCATGCTGTCTGTATAGACATTCATGGTTTCTTCATTACCTTCTAGAGTACCATCGCCGATGATACCTTGTGCACATAATTGAGCACGTAGTTGGTAAGTGATTTGGTCACCAGGACCCTTTTGTGTGTCATCTAAAACTTGAATCATGGAGTTATCATCAGAACCCATGAACTTATATAGCCAAGTTTGACGCAACGCTTCAGACATTAGACGTTTCGACCATAACTTGACCGCATTACTAGAGCCGGCGCCCCATCCAGTCGTTGACATAATAAAATCCTTTAATTAAAAAACCATTAATAAAACAAAAAGCTTTTTCCTTTATTAGCCTAGGATGGCTGTGTGGCTGTGACCCCAGCGCGGGCTAACTGTGACACCGTTAGCGCGGTTTGTGCAATTTATGACCATATCGAGAATAACCTCGCTATGGCACGGCTTGCAGAGCCTTAGCCTTAATATAGCACGCTGAATTTAAAATGCAAAATGCTACCGATTTGCTACCGATTTTTTATAATCAGGAGCAATTGCAATCAGTCTTTGGACTAGTTAGCAATATTGCGGCGGAGTTTAGTCCGCTCTAGAGCCCTTGCGTACCAAGGCTTCTAGTGCGAAATGGACTAATTACCATCTGTGGATGGTAAAATCTTCCATTTGATAATCTTATCAGAGGTTATCAGATATGATTTGCTTTTAAGCACTAGAAGCCTTGGTACACCTAGGTTTTTATTTATTTGATGGCCATTTGACGGTTTGCGTTAAATCACTTTTAAGTTTGCTCTATAATTAACTTGTGACATCAGGGGGATGTTATGAGCGAAGATAAGGAATTTAACAATAACTACAAACAACATAGATCATATATTCACCATGTCATTGGGCGATATATCTCTGATGCGTGTACTGTCGATGATTTAACCCAAAACACCTTTATGAAGGCATGGCTTGCTAGACACACATTTCGTGGCGATAGTGCTTATCGTACTTGGCTACATAGAATTGCAGTTAATACAGCTCTTGGATATTTAGTTTCTTTCAAAGAGAAATCATATAGATATAGGTATTCGTTTAATGATTATGACTTTAAAAGCCAAGATGATGTTTTAGAGGATAATATTACTTATGAAGAGATAGAAAGCATTCAAAAAGCAATCGAAGAACTTCCTACAAATATGCGAAATGCAATAATCTTATATACCATCTATGGAATGTCTTATGAGCAGTTAGCAGAAATGTACGAAATACCTATTGGAACCATACGCTCACGATTACATAGAGCCAGGTATATACTAAAGAATGCTTTAAAGTAAATGGCGCGAGATGGACGGTTGATACATCTCGCATAGTGGTTGACAGCATTAAGTGACATCTGGCATTCCCGGGACGCTATATATTGCTTCTACCAAGTAACCCAAAATGCTTGCATGTAGCCAACCAATACATGCTCGTCTGACTAGACGAGTGCGCATGGAGCACGGCTATTTACCGAGGGGCTATCTAGATTCACCCGCCAGGAACACCGCGCATAAAAAGTTGGCCGTCTGTTCCGGCCTGTCAGAGTCTTTCCTCCGTCAGCTACCCGCCGCTGCGCCGTGAGTAGCATTTCGCAGCACGAGTGGGAGCGCGGCTCGTGGAAGCACTTATCATGCGAACCGAATCGCTAATAGTCTGCCGCTATTTGTCACTGCCGCGCATAAAGTGATCGGGGGTGTAGGATTTGATACCTACATCTCTGGTGGCCTACCAGCGCAATCAATCTTAGGCTAACCCCCAATTTGGAGCGTGGCAGAGGTAACTAACCCCATTCTCTGGTAGTTAAGCAGAGTGCCACGCATAAATTGCAGGGGATTTGTTTATTACTCAAGACTCCCCAACTTAAGGCTTGCTATAACCCATGCAAGCGAGGGAAGCGCCCACGTTGAGCATACAAGCGGCCAATGGCTGACCACATCAGGATACTTCCGGCTAGCTTTGCCATACCTACCTTTGCTACCATTCTTTCCTCTGCTCTCTGCCGCACTTTCGACCGTTAAGCTTTAATAAAAGTCCTTTCTATAATCACCATTTCTTTTGGACTCTAGCTTTACTTGATTAAAGAATTCATCAAACTCTGAATCAGACATCTCATTAATACGAGATATATCATAACTCTTTTCTAAGTTTTTGCCACCAGCACGAGGTAATGATTTACCTTTTTGCATACCTTTAGAAACTTTATCTAATTTGCTTTCAGTATTTGGCGAATTAAATCCTCGTGCTTTAGCAGCAGCATAAATGCGTTGCGCAGGATTAGCTCTTTCTTTGAAAGACTTAGCCGCTAGTGCTCGCTCATCTTCTCGCAGTAATTGCGCTGATTCTTGCGGCGAATACCCTAATGCCATGTATTCTTGAATCCTAGAGTTTTCTAAGAACTTATAAGCATCCATAAAGTCTGGCGCTTCTTTTATATATTCCATGGCTGATGCTTTATAAGCATTATCAAGAGCTGCTTCTGCTTGTTGCTGCTTGTAAGCTTGAGCTTGCTGCTCTAGATACTGCTGTTGAGCGGTAACAGTTTTATGTAGATTTTCCAATTGATAGGATTGGTAGCCCAGTGGATCTTCATTTGGATCAGGAATCATAACCTCTGGAGCTTTCTTAGGCGCACTCATACCTTGTTGCTGTTGTTGCATTAACATTTGTATTTGCTGTTGCAACAATTGATTTTGATACGCTTGCTGTTCTAGCTGAGCTTTTAATTCTTGTCTTTTGGATTCTGCGATACCATATGCTTTCGAAAAGTCCCGCTTAGATTGTTTTGTTGTATGCTCTGGTTGATACTGCTCATCTTCTGCTGAACTAGTCTCATATCGCTCTGTCTCTTGTCCACCATCGCCTGCTGAAAGCTGCTCATTAGATCTCTCGCCAAGCTCTTGCTCTTCTCCTGCATCTCCTTCTGTCTCGCTATCTTGTCCAGAAAGTTCACCGTATCCTTCGGGTTCATAATCACCTCTGCTTTCAAAGTATTTCTTTTCATCTTCATTCAAAACATTCATCGCATTTGCCATATACTTCTCTCCTATAATCCTCTAAAGGCGCTTATTGCTGTTTGCACTGATTCTCTAGCATCCTTGACTCCCTCTAATTGTGCAAGAGCTTCTTCATGACCAGCTTTGGCAATATTTAAAGCACTCTTTGTTTGCGTCTCTACAGTTTGTGCTTCTAGCTTGTTAGCTTCAGCAGCTTTTAGCTTGGTTTCAAGTTCAGCTAATTGCATGCGCAATGCTTCTTCTTTTTCTAATTTTGGATCAGGCTCTTTGCTATCTTCAATAGCTTTTTTCCAACTCATAACCAACTGCGCAGGGAATGGCGCGTAATCTAAAATATCAGGAGGTATCGGAATGTTAGCCTGCAATAGGCTTGGGAATAACATCACCAATCTATCCCACACTAACTCACGCTGGTTAGGCGATGTAGGTGATTCATCAACTACAATGTCATACTTAAAGTTTAAATCTTTCTTAAACAATGGCACGTATTTACCTAATCCTTGACCAGTAACTTTAATCAAACGACCGTCAGAAATATATTTCATTATATATTCAGCTAAAATACGTCCTTCTTCTTTGCGATAACGACGCAACGCATCAAAGAAATCTGATACTACCGTGATACCTGCTTTCTTGCGCTCTTGCTCTAAGCGTGCTGCCTGCTCTCTGTCAGCCATACCAAGCATTTCTAAATTAACGCCAACAACATCCGCAATAGAATCAATAGCATAACGCAATAACGAATCTATTTGAGCTGGGAATAATGGCGGCTCTTTCTTTTGAATCTTACTTATACCGTTTTCATTTAACCAAGTAATTGAAGTGGTGGCTAGTGATTGTTCAGCTTGTCGGTTATCCTCAAACGCATCTGTTTCTGCAAAATATCCGCCCTTGGCATTGCTATTAACAATATGTAAAGTTTGTGATAACCATTTATTGGCCCAACGCTGTGGATCTTTCATAATCTCAATTAATCCCAGCCAAATGCCTTTGCTATGGTCAACTAATCCAGTCATGGCTCTAATAGTAAATCCATCAACCGGGCAATCACCTTGCTCTAAAATCATATTGCCAGCTAAAAATATCTGTCTGTATTGTTTGCGATATTGTTTTAAATAACGCTTAGCAGTTAATACTATTTCTTTACGTTGGGCTTTGAATTCTTCACGGGTATATTCTTTGACTGAACCGTCAATAAATTCGGCTCTATAAAATACTTCACGAATCCAATATTGATATTGAACCACTTGAACTTCGTCTTGTTTGTCGCGTTGCTCTTCAATTTTATCTGATTGATCATTAAGATAAAACGGTGCAAGTGTTGCATCATGTGGCTGCATGCCTCTTGGATCTGAATCCATATCACCTGTCATTTCATCTTCAGCATCAGGCCACATGGCAAAGAAATCTTTCTTGTTATAATGTCTGACTCTGGCTATCCAGTTAGCATCATCGAGATTGCGTTTTTGAGAGGTAGGATCATATAACATATCAAGAGGATCCACACGCTCAACCAAAATAACGCCATCCGGATCAACTTCATAATCTAATCTCGTTTCAACAAACCCCATACCAGTCATCAAACAATCTTTAAACGCTTGCGATTCTTCATCCTCAGCGTCGCAATTATCACGCACCCAATTGGCAGCAGATGTTAAAATATCCGAGCCAACCACATCGCCATTAGTGCGAGGATAATAAGTAACTTCTTGTCGATTTTGGATTTCCAACCCAGCAACAGCATTAATGACACGAGGGATGCGGTTAAAAACAATTGTAGGTCTAGATTCTTCATTTAATTTCTGGTGATCCTCTTGTGACCATTGATGACCAGCAAAGAAGTCGTAAGATTCCCTAGCGGCTTCTTTCCATTCGTGCAAGTGATCACGCGCATCTTTCAAGTTCTTATTAATTTCTCTGATGAGTAACATATCAGAGCTTGAAGTCATGAACCCTGGATCATCATCTTGACTGCCTGCTGCGCCTTCCATAGTCTGTATCCTGTTATATTAATTTAATATGCCGATAAGTATAGCCTATACACCCCATGCGCTGCTAGGCACACCTTTGCCACCTCTTGGAGCATATCTATCACGCTTTTCTATTAACTTTGGCCACTTTAGCCCCAAGTCTTCATCTGTTATTCTAGCTAAGCTGTCCAGCATATCATCATGCAAACTAACCGGGAAGTTTAAATACTCCTCGTTAATAAACGCTTGCGTCAAGTCCTCGGTACGACCCTCGATGTTTGTACGATTCTGGCTAATAGGCAAGTAAATACGATGCGACTCAAATAATGGTATAAGCTTCCTGACTCGATCAATCTTAGAAAGATTCCCACCCAGCTCGGTTATCTTAAATCGATAGTTAACCCGATTCTGTAAATCTTTAATATGTGCTATGTCAGCCTGCATGCCGTAACGCTCATAGCCAACATTTAACGGTTTGTACTTACGATGTAGCATGAATAAAACATCAGCCCGCTCAGTAAGAGATAATTTATCACGCACCCATTCAAGTATGTAGAAATTATTATCGGCTGATAAGCCAACCACAGTAATAGCGGTAAAATCAGATGTTTTCTTTTTCTCATTTGCTGGATCAACCAAGATATAAACATTCATATTGCCCCACGTGGAACACTCATGAAACTCTAACCAATCACGCTTAAAGCCTTGTGATTCATCGGCTGCCGGGGATTGTAGCATCTGTGAGTTGAACACATAGCTACCCATGTCGCGACGCTTTTGTGCCAAGCTTTCACGCGTCATAAGCACTGGCTCGCCATCAATGGAGCCGTCAATAGTTGCCGGATGAATACGCGGTTTAGCAGCCCCTCTGCGCATCATCTCAGCATAACTGTCGTTATAGTGATATCTAGTGCCAATATATCTACGCAAGCCATGCTCAGAGCCTAGATTAAGCGACAGCGCCCATGCTTCGGTCGTCTTCTCAATCATTTGCGGCGAGCGTACATTTTCAATTGTCACCACGTCATCGTAAATCGACAAGTAAAAGTGCTTAGATGTAGGCTGCCCATCGACCAAGCCATGCGCCTCAACTGTACCTTCTTTTGGATTAGACTTGCGCTTTAAAATAATGCCAGCATCTAACGACCAGACCGGGGCTTCTTTGTCAGGGTTTTGCCAAATAACATCAGGGAATAAACCGCGCAAACCTTCGTTGCTTTCAAATTCGCGCTTTATTTGCGCTAGGAACTGTTTTGCAATCGGACGAGTACAACTGAATATGCCACAAGTAATCTCCACGCCATGCCATTTAGGTAGCGGATTATCACCATGCGAACCTAATATGTCTTGTATTGTTTTAGCAAAGGTTATGACGGTAGATTTATAATGCCCACGAGACCATAAATCTAAATGGCCATCAGGCGATAATTCAACCTCGCGACATCTCTCTAGTATCCATTGATTAACCGCATCTTTACGTTTAAGCAGTACGGTAAGCAGAAAGAATAAGTCGGTTCGAGCCATGTCACGGCCAACTAAATGCTGGTCGTCTGGAGGCAGCTTAAAGAAAAGCTCACAGAACTTTTTGTAGTCGGCAATTGTTTTTAAATCAGGTTTTGGCATCTACGGCCGCATAGTATGGATTATGGTTTAAAATCTTTTGCATTATATCCTCTCGAGAAGGGCGAGCTGCTGCAAAAACAAACTCTGCATACCGATGTTCCCCGACTCTATAGCGAACATCCCAACCGCTCATGGGCAAGCGAGGATCACACTCAATCTCTCGCACAGCCTCTATCACAGGACTCTTGTATGGCGTAATATTGACGCCCTCATTTATTAGACTGACAGCCTCGCTAACTAGCTGGGAGTGATCAATCCTATCTTCCCATCCATTTTTATAAAAAAAACGTTTAACTTTAGGCTCGATTAAAAATTGAAAACCGAAATCACGTATCTTACAGATAAAAATGGGCCATCTCTGTTCGCTCCAATAGTCGACATCCCTGAAAAACAGATGTTTTTTAAAGGTGTGCAAACTAGTGACATGTTGAGGATTATCTGACGGAGATATTTCAACCTCATCTATGCCAGTAATCTTTTTAATCGCTGGCAGCAAAAAGGGCGCGACAGTAATCATTTTTCCTGTGCCACCTTACGGTCTTCGTCTTCCTCATGCTCACAGTTTTTACATATTTTTAAATCAGGTTTTGGCATTATTTAAATGGCGAATAAGTAGATGGATCACTAAGAACCCACATTACAGCTAAAAACATTATAACCATACCAGTAACCAATCCTATAAAAAACCAAGTCATTTTTCTTCTATAGCCTCAACTGCAAACGCATCTTGCATGCAACCGTAAATCTGCTCTAAATGCGCCGTATGATTAACTTGCAATGGCTGACCATCTTTGCCCGTTAACTCAACCTTATCGGATAACTTGCCATAATGCCTATCAAATATTTCTTTAATCGCCGGTATGTCACCACGCGTAGCTTTATGCAACAAAGCCAATACAGTCGCATCTATAACCGACCGCTTATCTTTGGTGCCATCAGGTAAAATAACCGCTGTATCAAGGTTTAAATACTGCTCTAGCTTGGCTTTCAACGCAGCCTGACCACTACCAATAGGCCTGCCACCACCAGGATTACCAGGTTTGAATCTAGTTTCAATGCCAATATTGTTGCCTAAATTGGGGTCGGCATACATAACTTAGCTCCCCGAATTTTACCCGTTTTTATCTTTATAACTAAATTGTTCAATTTTTGAACAGCTATCTTTCTTCGTTCCAATATTTAGCCGCTGCTAACGAATCCGTATAAAACCCAGGCTGTGGATATTTGCAATCAAGACATACAATAAATACAGCATTCTTGCTCGGCCTTTCAAACATTAGCTTGCCGCTATTACATTTCGGACAATTCAACAATAACTGTGGTTCTGCTTTCATAATCAAATGTTAAACATATTACGCCCAACTGTCAAGGATTCCTCGGTAGTTGCTTCTCCACAATAGATTTTAAATACTCTATCTGCGCCCTAGCTCTAGCCTTAGTCGAACGACTATAGCTTGCATACCTAAGCAATAGCTTCATAGTCTCTGCATACGAGGGCACTGGATACGGCATTTCATTCTCATCTGGCTATTTTTGAAGCACAGAGCTTAACATCTTTTCTCTCCAATCGTTAGGGTCGCTTAATTTCTCACGCTCGCGACAATCACGCTTATATTTCGCCTCATCCCATACTTCATGCGAACTAGGTGCAAAAACGGCTGTATTCGCTTCAGGCTGCGTATAACCATGCTTGAGAGCATCGGTTAACCATGCAATAGGACTTCTCACCCCCTTAGCCTTTAGCAAAGCCTCTAAATGAAACTCTACCTTCTCCCTAGAGTTAGCTTCAATTAAGTACATCAGCTCAAATTCCTTTATGCCAAGCCCTAATGCTTTTCTAATAATTTTTTCATCAACAACGACGGCCTTGTTGTTGTTCTCTTTAGTCTTACTCTCAGGTTTAGTATTACTAAAGGGCGGGTTTACCACTTGTGGGTTATCCACTTGTGGAAAATCCGCTTCTGGACAAACCTCTTGTACCGCAACGCTTGTAGGGATTTCGTGTACCTCCATTATCCATTGTTTAATTCTTCCCCTTTCGTCTCGCTCATTGCTTATAGATAGGTGCCCAGCTAACTGCAATTCTTTGATTCCAGCCTTCAAGGAGTCTTTGCCATCAGAGCTTAGCGTTACAAGGTGATCTCTATGGAAGTCCCAAGTATCTGGAAGACTAAGCATGATACACATTAACCCCTTGGCTTTAAGGCTTAGTTTGGCGTCATACAAAATGTCATTAGATATCTGCGTGAAGTTGCGATTTTTGATTACTCGATAAATGGTCTTAACTGTCTCGGACATAACTAACTCCCTGTTAAATTAAAACGAACGAAATTCTCCAACAATAAAGTGGATCAACTGAACTAAATAGGTCTGATGGGTTGCGTGCTGCTGCGGATATGGTATGCTTAGCTCATTCATGTTGTTTGTCCTTGATGCCCTGGCTGAGCGCGGTCAAAACACAAAGCCAGGGCAAACTTAAAAATAATTCCTCAAATCTACGTGTAAACTCACATAAGATCAACTCTACCAACCAAATATATTTTGTGGCATTATATATCTCCACCTTTTTAAGCGCGCCCCAGTGACGTTTAATGATTTTGCCTTGGGTAAGCAACTCCAGGGCGCATTTACGAGTATAGAACATGGAACACTCCAAAACCTTCGTTTTTCAAGAAATAACACACGGCAACTCTATATTCTATCTATGGTTCAAAATGGCCGAAGAAACAGATACCAATGCCGGTATAGTACCAGATCGACTCCTAACCCCAGAAGAACATTGGGGCGCTTTGATGTATGAATAATTCTTTCCTATACTCAAATGGCGTACTGCGTTTACTCCTAACATAATAATTCCCTAAATTTACTTACCCTCTTAACAAAGAGGGTTCTTCTTATATACTTTGTTTAACAAATGTTTTACAATAGCTATATGCAAAAACTTAAATGTGACCGACATCTTGGAATTAGATTAACCTCGGAGGACAACGAGGTTTTAATAGCTCTTGCTCGTAAAGCACGAGTATCTAAATCTCGATATTGCCGCGACCTACTGCGTAAAGCAATGATGCAACAAATTAGAAAGGATTCAAAATCATGATCCAAACCATAACTTTTGGCTTAATTGCCTTCTTCTTAGGCATACTAATGGGCGCCGCTGCCTATGCCATAATTATACCTCAACAGCCTTGCGGAAGATTTTATGTAGAGCTGTTAGACGAATCTGTTATTAACGATCCCGACAAAAACCATCAATAACCATATAAGGCTGTTGACATCCGTATAACATTGTGTAACAATACAACCATATTGCTGAAGGCAACAAATAGGTGGATAAAATGACAGCATGTAGAGTAACTGTAGATTTAAACAAGTGGCAGTCTGAGCAGTGGGATTGTACATGTGCTCCTGGTGTGACATTAAATGATATAGAAAAGTTATGTCAAAACTGTTTATGTAATCACCCTGATTATTTTGAGGAAGATTAATGAGTCATCCATATGCTGATGGTGGCTTTACATATATAGACAAAGAGCTTCTTAGTATTTTGGACAAGCTTATTAAAAAGAAATTTATATGTGATCTAGACGTTGTCACTCGAATAAAAGATTTACAGAGATTTGCAGCTAGATGCGCGAATTTTACGGAGCGAGGCTTAGATGATAAGTAATGAAACATATAGCGAGACAATAGGCATGCGCTTAAAGCCAAGCATGCTTAATAGATTAATAGCAGCAGCGGCAATGCATAATTTGCCAACTGCGGTATTTGCACGTTGGGTAATATTAAATTATTTGGACAAGATGCCAACGGCGAAAAAATAGTTAATCAAACACAGGGAGGTGTTTTCTTGGTTGCGTTAGAATTGCCGTGGCCGCCCAGTTCTAATACATATTGGCGGCGCAATGGTGGGAGATATTTTATAGCTGCGCCTGGGATTGCATACAGACAGCAAGTGGTAATATTGGGTAGATGTTATCGTGATTATTTCAGCAAAGATAAAAGGTTGTCGGTAATAGTGGAGGCATACCCTCCTGATAGACGCAGACGTGATGTAGATAATATTTTTAAGTCGCTATTGGATGCCATGATGTGGGCAAAGATTTACGTTGACGATAGTCAGATTGATAAACTGTTTGTAGAAAGGAAGGATGTGACACCACCTGGTCGGGTAATTGTAACAATTGAAGAGGCTTAAATGGATTTAAAGCGATGGTGTTGGGTTATGTTGTTGGTGGGTTTTACTATTGCGTGTTTGATAGTGATTCGTACTGAGATAGTGTTAGTAAGGCGAGAGCTAATTAAGATTAGAATAATCTTAGATGAGTGTGGGTGTGAATGTGAAGAGGTGTACATGGTTGATCCAATTGAGCAAACGATCCAACCATGGCCATCGATAGATGATGTAGCAGCATGATAAGGAAAGCTAAACATGAAGGTTCAAGGCAAAGTATGGGGCGCGAGTTACCCTCTATTCAATAAAAACAATGTAGAAATCTCCGCAATTTCAATTAAAAAAGGTGGCTTTTGTTCAAAGCACCTGCATACCACAAAATATAATATGTTCGTAGTAAATAAAGGCAAGCTAAAAGTTACCATATGGAAAGATTATGGCTCTGAAGTATTGGAAGATGTAAGCTTTTTATTTCCTGGCATGGAAACAACTGTATCCCCTGGCGATTATCATATGTTTGAAGCCCTTGAAGATACCGAGGCGTTAGAGATTTACTGGGTGGAGTTAGACGCTAACGATATTAAGCGAGTTAATCATGGGGGTATGAAGTGATCCCAAAGTTTCGGGCGTGGCATAAAAGCTTAAAGAAAATGTATGATGTGATAAAGATTGAAACACGCACATTAGATGATAATTTAATGCTTGGGCTTGCCGAGATAAATAAACTTGCTGGGTTTTTAGACAATGTTCCAAGTGAGCACACAGAGCTAATGCAATGGACTGGGTTTAAAGATATGCCTGGCATTGATATCTATGAAGGCGATATTTTTTATCATAGAATTTTTGATCAAAAAATACCTTTATATTTTGTAGTGATTTGGGAAAATGGCGGTTTTAGGATAAAAGATACAAAATATGATTTGTATACTTTTTTAAGAGAAATGGGATCGGATACAAAAGTAGTCGGTAATATTTACGAAAACCCAGAATTATTGGAAGAATCAAATGATAACCAAGGAAGATGCTGATTTTATAATTACTGAAATTATAAAAAAAGAAACACTAGAGTGGATGGATGCTACTGGGACTAGCCAGAAAGGCAAGTTAGTGGTTAATTTTGAGAATGTTAAAGATATTATCTATGAATGTGTCAGCGAGAGACGAACATGAGCTTTGAAAAAGAAACCAACATTACTTTATTTTTTACTGTTGTAGTGTTGGCATTTACCAATGGACTTTGTTATTACCTCTGGCAAGACACTAAAGAACGGTTAAGGGTTATGACTTTAGAGAATAGGGTTATGACTTTAGAGAATAAAGTATGGCGAGATATAAGACATAATGATCATTAAGCAAATATTAGTGATGAGCTTGATAATTATATTAGTGTATTTTGGAGCACTTGTTGCAGCCAGTTTATGGGGAATACTATGAAATATAAAGAAAAAGTCATTGGTTTTCAAATAAATGGTGTAATCTATACTGGCGTTAAAGCTATTAAAATGTTTAAAGCCGCGGGTAATTATGAGCGTGTTATTACAAAACAAATTGCTCAGTTTATGGCGGCGCTTGATTTAGGGTATCAATGGGAGCAATTAGCTAAAGCCCCGATAATATTGATAATAGAGGATGGCGAAATTAGATTGCCAACTTTAGAAGAAAACGAATACAAATATTATGTATGGGATAAAAATAATACTGTGAAGCAAGAAAGGTTTGAGCATTTAGAATGAAAAGTTTTGTAGCGCGAGCAATTATATATTGGTGGACTCTATTAGGTATGGTGGGTGTGAATGTGAAGAGGTGTACATGGTTGATCCAATTGAGCAAACGATCCAACCATGGCCATCGATAGATGATGTAGCAGCATGATAAGGAAAGCTAAACATGAAGGTTCAAGGCAA